GGTAGACCACAGTAAACTGGAAAACATAAATAGTAAGATAACCCTCGGTTAAAAGGAGAAATAAATGTCATCTTGGGGAAATAACGATAACGCAGCTAACGCACCATATTGGGCAGTTAACTCAACAATAGTCAACGCAGCAGACGTAAAAGCCGCTGCAGCTGCACCTACAGCAGCAAACGTTGCACTTCTGTATGCAAATACACAAGCAGACGCTTATACAGCTGGTGAAACCATCGGTTTGTTTGGTGTTGATGCACAAGAAGCTTCCACATCAAATCGTGTTCACACTGGTTGGGTCCTAAGAACTACTGGTTCTGGTGGCCGTGCTGGTCGTGTTCAAGAAGAAGTATTGGTTGCAATGAGTGCTTTCGGTGCTGATGGTGTTGATGGTGATGCACAAACATATGCTAACGTTTCTATCACATTGTCTGGTCCATCTAGTGGTTCTGTCGTTGCAAACGCTCAATTTGCAAACGTGGTTTCATTCACAGTAACACCAACTTTGGATGGAGACACATCAGCTACATTGACCTATCAATGGCAATACAACAATGCAGACGGTTCAGCTGGCTGGGCAAACGTTCCAGCAAACACCAACCCAATTCAATGGTCTGGCAAAACTTCTGCAACATTGCAAGCACGTCCTGCAACAACCGCAAACAACGGCACAGTCCTACGTGTTGTGGTAACAGCAGCAGACGAAGGCGTAAACGCAACATCTGCAAACGCAATTCTTACAGTTGCTTAATTAACAGGGGGTTAATCACCCCCTCTTTAATATGTTTGATGATTTGAATGAAGAAAACTTTATGATGTATGCTATGAAATGCTATACATCACCACACTGCATTATGTCCGAATTTGAGGGAGATATCAAGCGAACCAAGTATCTCAAACGTTTGTTTAGAAGATATAAAGTGACAAAATCACTAAAGGAACGCTTGATATTGAACCACATCATTTTATTGAATAATGTTTTTGGTCCAGAAGCGACAGCAAGAATATTATTCTATAAGACTGATGAGCGTGATTATGATATACTTAAAACCTTTTTAGGATATTTGGATATCATGCCTGATTTTGTTTATGGTGTTGGTGGAAAAACAATAGTATCATCAGAAATACCATTAGATATGAATGTCGCAGAGATATTAAGGAACATATGAAAACACTAAAACAATACATCGAAGAAGCTAAAAAAGGTCGTTGCTGGACTGGTTACAAACCTGTTCCTGGTAAAAAACCATATTCACCAGGAAGTTGTGAAGAAGTAAAAGAAGAATTTGAGGTTTGTGATAAGTGTAACCAAGATCCTTGCCAATGTGATGATAGTTTTGGTTTAGGTGAAGAAGTTGAACAAGTGGACGAAAAGGCACCTCCAGGTTTTGAGGGCACCGTCAAGGCAATGAAGAAACACAAAGACATTGATAATCCTTGGGCACTTGCATGGTCTATGAAGAACAAGGGTTACAAGTCACATAAGAAGGCTGACGGCACACCAAAAAATGAAGAAGTTGAACAAATTGATGAAATAGGTGACCCAGCAGAGATGTATCGAAAAGCAACACAAACTGCAAAAGCTAAGTTGCAAACAATGAAAGCTTTGGATAGAACAAGAGATTATGAAAAGAAAAGACTTGACGCAGCTAAATTAAAACCACAAAATGAAGAAGTTGAACTAGATGAGACTGCTGCTTGGCAACGCAAAGAGGGTAAGTCCGAATCTGGTGGTTTGAATCAAAAAGGTGTTGAATCTTACCGCAGAGAAAATCCAGGTTCTAAATTAAAGACCGCTGTCACAACAAAACCATCAAAACTAAAACCTGGTTCTAAAGCAGCGAACCGCCGCAAGTCATTCTGTGCTCGTATGTCTGGTATGAAGAAACGTCTAACATCAGCAGCAACCGCAAAAGATCCAGATTCACGTATTAATAAATCTTTGCGTAAGTGGAATTGCTAATGAAAACATTTAAAGATTTTGTCAGAGAAGAAGCGATGAGTGCTGCACCAACTAATACTGTTGGTGGTGGTAATATCGCTGGTTCTGGTGGCAAAGGCGGAGAACCAGGTGTTTCAAAGAAAAGAAACCCTGTAATGTCCTTTTTCAAACGTAAACAACCAAAAATGTAATATGTGGATACTTCAATGGTTACCTAATTGGATTTTCTACGCCGTCTTATTAGCCGGCGTTTTTGGTTTGGTTGCGACATATTTTATCAGATTTTTAAGTTTTATTCCTTTCCTATACGTTTATAAAACGCCAATACAACTCGCTTCAATTGCAGCAATCGCAATAGGAACATTTATGTCAGGTGCTATACATGATAATGAAGCATGGGAAGCAAGAGTGCGTGAAATGGAAGAAAAGGTTGCCGCAGCAGAGGCAAAGTCTAAAGAAGAAAATGTGAAGATTGTTGAAAAAGTGGTAAACAAGATACAAATTGTTAAGACCCGTGGCCAAGATATTGTTAAATATGTGGATAGAGAAATAGTTAAGTATGACACAAAATTTGCACCAGGCGGTGTCTGTGAAATACCTAAAGAGTTTATTGAAGCACATAACAAAGCAGCCGAGGCACCGAAATGAGCACTGTTGGTATGTTAATTATAGCATTAATCTACGCTGTTAGTTCGGTAGACCAATTCATAAAAGGTGAAATTGGCACTGGTCTGGCTTTCGCTGGGTGGTCACTCGGTCAAATAGGCATGGCATGGGCGGTAAAATGAAATATTTGTTAATAATATTAGTATTGACTGGTTGTTCTACAACTGTTCCCGTGAAGTCTAAATTTCCTGAGGTTCCAGAAAGGTTGATGCAAAAATGCCCTCAATTAGAAAAATTAGAAAACGAAGCAAAACTATCAGACATTTCAAAAACAGTAGCAAATAATTATACAACTTATTATGAGTGTGCGGTGAAAAATGATGCATGGATTGAATGGTATCAAATTCAAAAACACATTTATGAAAGTGTAAAATAATGGAACTGACAAAAGAACAATTAAAACAACTGCTTCCAAAAAACCCATACATTGACCACTGGCATCATGCATTGTCAATTCTATTACCTGATTATGAAATCAACACACCAAAAAGAATAGCGGCTTTTATCGCTCAATGTTCACATGAATCTGGTGGTTTCACGGCACTCAAAGAAAACTTAAATTATAAGCCTGCAACACTACGCAAATTATTTGGTAAATATTTTCCAAATGATGACATTGCAAATGAGTATGCATCCAAACCAAACAAACAAGAAGCAATTGCAAACCGCATCTATGCATCACGTATGGGTAATGGTGATGAATCGTCAGGTGATGGATACAAATTTTGTGGTCGTGGACTGATTCAATTAACTGGCCGTGACAACTACACCTTCTTTGCGGGCAGTTTAGGTATCACAGTAGAAGAAGCATCTGAGTATCTTCAAACATTTGAAGGTGCTGCACAATCTGCTTGCTGGTTTTGGGAAACAAACAACCTAAACCAATGGGCCGATAAAGGAGATATCGTAACATTAACTAAGCGTATCAATGGTGGAACCATTGGTCTTGAAGATAGAATTAAACATTATGAACACGCTCTACATGTATTAGGAGCGTAATATGACTGATTTTAAATTAGCAAAATTTTTATTAATTTTGTTAGTGTTACCACTTGGCATGGCAATGTGTAGTGGTGACAGATTTAGATACCCATGTCAAGACCCAGCAAATTGGGACAAAGATATGTGTAAAATGCCTCAATGTGATGTGCGTAGGGAATGTCCTGAACACATCTTTAAAGGACAACGTGACCCTAGATTAGGACCTCCAAAAGATGAATTTAATAAAGACGCTATCAAACTTTCTACACCTCAACCGCCTCAAGGAGCTAACTGTGCAAAATAATGATTTCTTATACACAGAAGAGCAATTGATGGCTCGTCTGAAATTCTTTATTGGTATATGTCTCGCATTAACATTAACTGGTATCGTTTTCGTTGTGTTATATTCACTAATTTTTGTGACACAACCATTGAATGCTATTTCACCAATTGACCAAAAGTTTTTTGAGTTGATTGTGCCAATTGCTACATTCTTAACTGGAACACTATCAGGTATCATGTTAGCTGGAAGTAAACCTGAGGATCAGGCTGCCATGTTAGCTGCTCAAAAACAAGCACAAGACAATTTTGCTGAAACAAAAAAATTAATGTCTGCGCCGCCGCCTGTTCAAAGAGTTGAACCATCTTTGACTCCGACAGTAACACCAGTTGCACCACAACCAGCACAAGTTATTGTTGGATTCGGTGGAAAACCTGCGCCTGCGCCTGCACCACAACCTGAAATCTAAATATTATGGAATTTATTAAAAGTATGTTGGCAGATGGTGTTAATGGCACCATCTCCAGTAAAAGAGTAGTAACATTCATAGCATTTCTATTGTGCGCTTTAGAATTTGTTTGTGAATTGTTTTATGGTTTGGATGTTAAACCACAGACACTAGATGCAATGATGTATATTGTATTGGCTGGTCTCGGTTTTACCGCTTCGGAAAAATTTGCTAAAAAGGATTAAAAATGAAAAAACTTCTATTGATTGCAGGCCTAAGCCTATCACTATTTGCTCATGCAGCAGAAACAACTAAAGTTTGTGTCGATGTAAAAGACAACAAAGGACAAGTTGTTAAAGGCAAAGACGGCAAGCCAAAACAAAATTGCAAAGAAATGAAAGTTCATAAGAAACTTGAAGGAACGGAAGTTCCACAAAAGAAATAATATGTCCTATTCGCAGCAGGTCATAGACCACTATGAAAACCCCAGAAATGTGGGCAATCTTCCTAATGGTGACAATACCGTTGGCACTGGTCTTGTTGGCGCACCTGCTTGCGGTGATGTGATGAAACTTCAGATTAAAGTAAGTGAAGAAGGAGTAATTACGGATGCAAAATTCAAAACATACGGATGCGGTTCAGCAATTGCCTCAAGTAGCCTTGTCACAGAATGGGTCAAGGGCAGAACGCTTGACGAGGCACGAAAAATTACTAATAAATCAATTGCTGAAGAACTTGCCTTACCGCCGGTTAAAATACATTGTAGCATACTTGCAGAAGATGCAGTCAAAGCAGCAATAAATAATTATTTGGAAAAAAATGTTAACCATAACTGCAAATGCTGATAAACAGATAAAGGAAATTTTGTCTGGTGAGAATTCTAAATATGTAAGAGCCTTTGTTGAAGGTGGCGGATGTTCTGGCTTCAATTATGGTTTCATGTTAGATGATGAAAAGAATGATGATGATTTCGAAATCACAGAAAATCTAATTGTAGACTCTATGAGTATGCAATATCTAACAGGTGCAACAATTGACTATAAGGTAGAGCTTATGGGCGCAAACTTTGTTGTAAGTAATCCAAATGCCAAATCCACTTGTGGATGTGGCAGCAGTTTTAGTGTATAAGAAAGATGAGAAAAATGGCAACTCAGGTGGAAAGACTTGGCATCGTTGAAACTAAGGTGGAAAATCTTAGTGAAAAACTGGATGATTTAAAAGGTGATGTTAAAGAAATGCACGATTGTTTGGATAAAACACGTGATGATTTAAAAGCCAAGTTGGATGAAATGTATGGTGCATCATGCACACAACATGCCGAACTTGCCAAAAAGATTAGTTCTTTGGAAAAAATCCGTGAAAGAACAATGTGGATGGTTGCCGGTGGAGTTGCCGTATTAGGTATATTTTCTGGACACTTAAAAGAGATACTTGCATTTTTTCACTAATTAGTGTATAATGTAGTTTCTTGTAAACTCCACAACTTTTTGTTATGTCCGTTTTTATTGATAGAACCTTTCTGCTGAGGGTATCCCCAAAGCTTCAAAAATTCACACAAAAGAAGGATAACCTGTATAACTTCAGGTGTCCACTTTGTGGCGATTCACAAAAAAACAAAACCAAAGCTCGTGGTTATGTTTATGAAAAAAAGAACAATTATTTCTATATGTGCCACAACTGTGGCGCATCCACTTCCTTTTATAATTTCCTGGAGAAGGTTGATCCAAACCTAGTTAAAGAATATGCACTTGAGAGGTACAAAAATGGTGAACACGGGCGTGACAATTACGTTAAACCAACTTTCGAAGAATTCAAATCTGAAACCCCGAAGTTTCGAACTAAGTTTGATATTCCATCGGTCGAATCGTTACCAGAAGAACATTTTGCGAAAGTGTATGTCAAATCCCGCAAAATACCAGAGTCGTTCCATGCACACCTTTATTTTGCACAAGACTTTAAAGGTTTTGTCGAGGGTTTGCAAATAGAAAAAGAGGGCCTCAAGGAAGATGACCCTAGACTGGTAATACCATTCTATGATGAAGATAAAAATCTAGTGGCTTTCCAAGGTCGTGCTTTGGGTGAATCTAAATTGAGATATATCACCGTAAAGACAGACAAAGAGAATCACAAGCTATTCGGCACCGACCGGATCGACACGGAACAGATGATATATGTGGTGGAAGGTCCTATTGACTCCATGTTTCTGGAGAATGCCGTAGCGACTGCGGATTCGAACCTGATGGCTGCATCTAAACACTTTGACAAGTCCAAACTTGTTTTGGTGTATGATAATGAACCACGGAACAAAGAACTACACAAACAAATGGAAAGAGCCATTGAGGAACACTATAATGTGGTAATCTGGCCTGAAATGATTGAAGAAAAGGACATAAATGATATGGTTTTGAGTGGGTTCTCACCTGACGAAATCCAAGATATCATAAGTAAGAATACCTTTGTGAATTTAAGAGCAAAGATGGAATTTATTAACTGGAAAAAAACTTAAAAAATGGAGATTTTGTTATGCAAGTAAAATTGATTTCATACACACAAGGCACAGACGGTAAGAATTTGTTAGAACAGGTTGCATTTGCAGCCAGAGTCTCAAATCCTGCCAATCAAAATAATAGCGAAACTTCCGAAAAGTTGGTTCGTTATCTTATCAAAAACCAACATTGGTCACCACTAGAAATGGTGAACGTGTGTTTGGAAATAGACACCACAAGAGATATTGCAAGACAGATTCTAAGGCATCGTTCCTTTTCCTTTCAGGAATTTAGTCAACGATATGCTGATGCATCACAATTAGGTTTTGAAATGAAAGAAGCAAGGATGCAAGATTTGAAGAATAGACAGAATAGTGTCACAACAGATAATCTTGCTTTACAAGCTTGGTGGGAAGAACGCCAGAAAAGAGTGTTAGAAGAAAGTAAAAATGCTTATGAATGGGCACTTGCAAATGGTATTGCAAAAGAACAAGCGAGAGCAGTATTGCCAGAAGGTATGACAGGTTCACGTTTGTATATGAATGGAACCCTTCGTTCTTGGGTTCACTATATACAACTCCGTAGCGCAAACGGAACACAAAAAGAACACCAAGATGTTGCTTTGGCTTGCGCTGACGCAATTGAACCAATCTTTCCTATGATTAAGGAGTTTACGAATGGACAGTAGACAAGATGTAGAAAAATTCATGTATGCTTGTGGTCAAAATGATAAAGATTTTGGACCTCAAGCAGAATTATATGTTGACCTCGTCATGGAAGAATTCAGAGAATTAATTACAGCTTATGGCAACAGGGACAAAGTTGAAATAGCAGATGCTTGTGCAGATTTGAAATGGGTGATTGAAGGATTAGAACATACACTTGGTATTCCACAACAAGAAGTTTGGGATGAAGTTGCTAGAAGTAATTTGGCAAAAATTAGTCCTAGTGGTAAAGTCGAAAAACGTGCAGATGGTAAAGTTTTAAAACCTGATGGGTGGACACCACCGAATATTAAAGCAATTATAAAAAGGTAAAAAGTATGGAACATATGGGTATTAAAATAGACCTTGAAAGAGATAAACTATTTGATGAATTAGGAAGAATAAGATTAAAAGAAAGTTACATGAGGGAAGATGAAGAAAGTCCACAACACAGATTCGCTTTTGTTAGTAGTTCTTTTGGTAGTAACAATGAACATGCTCAGCGGTTGTATGACTACGCAAGCAAACACTGGTTGTCGTATTCGACACCTATCCTTTCCTTTGGGCGCAGTAAGCGTGGATTGCCGATTAGTTGTTTTTTAAATTATGTTGAAGATACAGCGGAGGGTTTAGTTGATAATCTTAGTGAAACTAATTGGCTTAGTATGCTTGGTGGCGGCGTTGGGATTGGGTTTGGTATTCGTTCGGCAGATGATAAATCTACTGGCGTTATGCCGCACCTCAAAATTTACGATGCGTCTAGCTTGGCATATCGCCAGGGGCGTACTCGCCGTGGAAGCTACGCTGCTTATCTTGATATTAGCCATCCTGATATTATTCCCTTCCTTGAGATGAGAAAGCCAACTGGTGATCCAAACGTTCGTTGTTTGAATTTACACCATGGTATTAATATTACAGATGACTTCATGCACATCATTGAAAAGTGTATGTTGGATCCAGAAGCAAGTGATGCATGGGAATTAAAAGATCCACATACAGGTGAAGTAAGAGAAACAGTATCAGCTAAACACTTGTGGCAACAAATTCTAGAATTACGTATGCACACGGGTGAACCTTATCTACATTTCATTGATACTAGCAATAAAGAAATGCCACAATGGTTAAAAGATAAAGGTCTACGAATCAATCAATCAAATCTTTGTTCTGAAATTATTTTACCAACTAACGAACAGAGAACAGCTGTTTGCTGTTTATCATCCTTAAATTTGGAGTATTATGATGAATGGAAAAATGAACCTCTCTTCCTACGTGATGTTGCTGAAATGCTCGATAACGTTTTACAGTATTTTATTGATAATGGGCCTAGTGCAATTTCCAGGGCTATTTACTCTGCTAGGTCTGAGCGTTCTATTGGTGTTGGAGCCTTAGGATTTCACGCATACTTGCAAAAGAACAATATTGCTTTTGAAGGTGTAATGGCCAAGGTTGTCAACAATCAAATTTTTAAACACATTAGAAAAGGATTGGATGATGCTAACGAAATTCTTGGCAAAGAACGAGGCGAAGCTCCTGATGCTGTCGGCACTGGCAAGCGCTTTAGTCACCTTATGGCTATTGCTCCAAATGCTTCTTCGTCTATCATCATGGGAAATACTAGCCCTAGTGTCGAGCCTTACCGTGCTAACGCTTACCGTCAAGACACTCTATCGGGCGCACATTTAAATAAAAACAAATATTTGGATGAATTAATTAAAAACAAACTTGGTGAAGGTCAAGAATTTGGTGCTGTGCCATCCGAAAAGTATAGTGAAATTTGGTCATCTATTATTGCTAATGATGGTTCGGTGCAACACTTGGATATTTTAGATGAGAATGAGAAGGCTGTGTATAAAACTTCGATGGAAATTGACCAACGTTGGGTTATTGAACTAGCTGCTGACCGTCAAACACATATTGACCAAGCACAATCACTAAACTTGTTCTTCCGTCCTGATGCACACATTAAATACATTCATGCGATTCACTTTATGGCATGGAAAAAAGGATTGAAAACACTTTATTACTGCCGTAGTGAGAAACTGGCTAAAGCCGATAAAGTTTCTAAACGAATTGAACGTGAAGTAATTAAAGAATTAGACATGGTTCAAGTAGCACAAGGAAATGATTGTATAGCTTGCGAAGGTTAAAATGAAACCAACAATTGCATTATTCTTACATCAACCAAAATGTTCGGTGCAATCTGGAAATGGAATAATCAAAGCACTTGAAAATCATTACAATTTTAAAATCTTTACTAAGCATGAGTTGGAAGATGACTTCTTTAACGGTGTCGATATTGTTGCTTTTCCTGGTGGCTTGGGTGACAGTGATAGTTTTGATTACTTGCTTAAAGATAATCGTGACCGCATTTATGATTTTATACGTAATGGTGGCCGTTACTTGGGGATTTGTATGGGTGCCTATTGGGCTGGCAGCGACTACTTTAATATATTGCATAATGTGGACGTGGAACAATATATTAAAAGGCCGAACACAGACACAAAAAGACCGCACGCCAAAAACCTAAAAGTTCAATGGTTGGGAAAAGATGAAAACATGTTTTTTTATGATGGTTGTGCTTTTGGACCAGGACATTATGATATAATAGCAAAGTATATGAACGATGATCCTATGGCTATCATACAAGGTCGTGTTGGTTTAATTGGTTGTCATCCAGAAAGTCAGCCACATTGGTATGAATCATATAGTTGGATGAAAAATAAGTATCATGGTGGAGAACACCATAAATTATTGTTAGAATTTGTAAACGATTTAATGGAGAGATAAATGAAAAGGGTATTAAGATTTACAGCATCATGGTGTGGTCCATGTAAGATGTTAGCGAGAAACTTGGAAGATGTTAATACTAATCTTCCAATTGAAGTTATTGACATTGATGTATTACCAGAAGTAGCAATCGAATATGGTGTTCGTGGTGTTCCAACATTGGTGATGTTGGATGAAAACATGGAAGTCAAACGTCTTGTGGGTATGCAATCACTAAAACAACTAGAGGACTGGTTGAATGATTAAGAAACTAAACCACAAACTAACGGATGAACGCAGTTCATTCAAACCGTTCGCATATCCATGGGCCTATGATGCATGGTTGAAACATGAACAATCACATTGGCTTCATACCGAAGTTCCGATGTTGGAAGATGTTAAAGATTGGAAAAAGAAATTAACCAAAGAAGAAAAACAATTCTTAACACACATCTTCCGTTTCTTTACACAAGGTGATGTTGACGTTGCTGGTGGTTATGTGAAGAACTATCTTCCATATTTTCCACAACCAGAAGTTCGTATGATGTTGTTGGGTTTTGCTGCAAGAGAAGCACTACACGTTGCTGCTTATAGCCATCTAATCGAAACACTTGGTTTACCAGAAACAACATATAGTGAATTTTTGGCATACCAAGAAATGAAAGACAAACACGATTACGTGTTGGACATTGCAGGTCAAAATAGCACAAAAGAGAATACTGCACGCCATATCGCCGTGTTCAGTGCATTTACTGAAGGTATGCAGTTGTTCTCATCTTTTATTATGTTGTTGAATTTCCCAAGGCGTGGTAAGATGAAGGGTATGGGACAAATCGTTACTTGGTCTATCGTTGATGAAACGATGCACGCTGAGAATATGATGAAATTGTTTAAAACATATATAAACGAGAACCCTGAAATCTGGAACGATGAATTAAAATCAAGCATCTACACGATTGCAGAGAGAATGGTTGAACTAGAAGATAGGTTTATCGACTTAGCATTTGGTGTAACTGATATGGAAGGCTTAACAAAGGAAGAAGTTAAGAAATACATTCGTTACATTGCCGACCGCCGATTGATTGGTCTTGGTATGAAGGGTATTTTTAAAGTTAAACGTAATCCACTTCCGTGGGTAGAGGAGATGATTAATGCTCCAACACACACCAACTTCTTTGAGAATCGTGCAACCGATTACGCAAAAGGTGCATTATCTGGAGATTGGGGTGATGTGTGGGCTCATTAAGAAAAAAATATGACAACAAGAACTATAACAGCCGAGTGCAGCAATTGTGAATCTAGTTATGATGTGATTTTTATGGAACAACTAGTATCAGATGAATTGCCAGAGTTTTGCCCGTTTTGTGGTGAACCCATTGATACATTATCCGAAGAAGAATATATAGAGGATGATGAACTCAATGAAGATGATGAATGGAACAATTAAATTGGATTTATAACAATAAAATTTTTACAGAAGATTTGATTGGTGATAATTATGGTTTTGTGTATCTCATAACAAACAATGTAAACAATAAGAAATACATTGGTAAAAAGTTTTTTTATTCCTCAAAGACAAAACAGGTAAAAGGTAAGAAAAAGAAGTTCAAGGTTTCCTCGGACTGGCAAACTTACTATGGTAGCAATGAGGAATTGAAAAAAGATGTTATAATGCATGGACGAGAAAACTTCACTAGAGAAATACTACACTTGTGTTTGTCCAAAGGCACCGCAGGATATCTTGAAGCCAGAGAACAATTCACAAGGCGAGTATTAGAGAGTGATGATTATTATAACACATGGATTATGGTGAGGGTAAGAGACTCACACATTAAAGGACTGTAATGTTAGGATACCTAGAAGATATTGAAGGTTTTGATGCTTTGTTTTTCTTACCGCAAGATGATGAAGATGAAATACGAATTGTTGCCAACAAATATAAAAATCCAGGTGAAGTGTTAGAAGGTAATGCAATCGGTCCTTGGTGGCACATTTTGTTGTTTAAATGCAACGAAGAAACCGGTGCTGTTGAAAACCTGGACACGTTTGATGCCATTTTCTCGGATCCTAGAGAATACATATCAACCTTGATACCATGTGGTTTTTATGGTGTTGTTGCAAAAAAGACAACCACTTCAAATATTTTCCTAGAAGATGCTATTGCCAAATTCAAAGAATTGATGTAAAATATAAGCATTAGAAACTGAAAGTTTATTATGATTCTCGTTGATTTAAACCAAGTATTGTTGTCCGGACTGATGGCTCAAATTGCCAGTCAAAAAGGAATCAAACTTGAAGAAGGCCTCATTAGGCACATGATTCTCAATATTATCAGGACACACCTGAAGAACTTCCGTGAAGAATATGGTGAAGTGGTGTTGTGTGCTGACAACCGCAAATATTGGCGCAAGGAGTTCTTTCCTTTCTACAAGGCGCACCGCAAAAAAGCACGTGAGAAGTCTGATTTGGACTGGCATCTAATTTTTGATATGCTTTCCAAATTCAAACAAGAATTGCGTGAAAGTTTCCCATACAAAGTTATTGATGTTGAGGGTGCTGAGGCTGATGATATTATCGGCACACTGGCACCACGCCATGTCATGCACGAAAATGTGTTGATTATTTCCAGTGATGGAGATTTCTTGCAATTGCAAATGTATAATGGTCGTAGTGAGTATACCATCAAACAGTATAATCCTGCCCAAAAGAAATTTGTGGTGTCTAGCAATCCATTGCAAGAACTAAAACAAAAAATCATTCAAGGTGATAAGGGTGATGGTATTCCAAACATTCTCTCACCTAGTGACACCTTTGTGCGTGAAATTCGTCAAAAGGTTATGACAGAAACAAAACTTACCAAATTCATGTCACAAGAATATGGTGATTATGACGATGAAAACGCACGTATCGGTTTTTCTCGTAACCAGACACTCATTGACCTAAGAAATATACCAGGTGATATAAAGGACAAAATCATAAATACTTATGAAGAAACTAAACCTGCACCAAAAGGTAAAATCTTAAATTATTTGATTGAACACAAACTTAAAAACCTAATGGAAGTTATTGAGGAATTTTAATGAGACCTTTGTATGAAGTTTTCGATGAATTTGAAATGTCGAAAAATAAAAAAGAAAGAATGGATGTAATTGGGAGGAATCTTTCACAATTACTCGTTGATGTATTAAAATTGACATTTCATCCAAACTTTGAGTGGAAAGTAAAACATTTACCTGAAGATTATAAAGTTCCTACGGACGTATTACCTGGAATTACACACGATACGTTAAACAGGCAGCTTCGTAAACTTTATATGTTTCAGGTTGGTAATCCAACAGCGGAGAAATTAACAGAACAACGCCGAAAGGAATTATTAGTTCAATTGTTAGAATCACTAGAACCTAGAGAAGCAGAAATCATTTTAGGTATTTTCCAAAAAGATTTAGGTGTAAAGGGACTAGATTACAAATTTGTAAAAGAGGCATTTCCAAATATGTTGCCATGACAAAAAAAGAAAGTATAATTGTCGTATCTGGTGAATTTGATCCTTTAACATATAATGATTTTAAATTATTAAAAACGTGTAAATCGAAATGTGATTTACTCATCGTAGGAATTCATTCAGACGCTTTTATGCATTTACGTTATGGCAGTTTTAACAATAATTATGAACAACGAAAAGAAGTCATTAGCAGTTTCCCGTTCGTGGATGAAACTTTCGCATTTAATGACCTCGATGGAACATCATGCAACCTTTTGAAATTAGTCAAAATGTGCTACCCAGCATCAATCATCACATTTGTGTCCGAAATGGACATGCACAATATGCCAGAATCCAGAATTCGTGGTGTAACCTTCACAACTTTTGATATTATCCAACAAGGAGTTTAATTAAAGTGTCTAAATTTTCTGGAAAGTTTCGTGATTACGATTACGAAGATGAATATACTTTCGAAACTAGAAAAAAGAAAAGGAATCAACAAAAAGCACCTCGCAAAAAATCATACTTTGAAGATGATGATTATTTCCGAGGTTATGAAGATTACCAAAAACCAACTAGAAGAAAAGCTAGACATTTTGATTAATATTTGTGTTGTAAAATAACAACACACCTATTGACACTCCTTTGTGTATGTTGTATAATATACACATTGCATAGGAGATTTTGTTATGATGATTTATGTTCGAACACCTAAGTCCAAGAAAAAACGTGGACCTAAGGCTGCACGTGAACAATATGAAGCTTGGCTGAAATCACATCAGCCAACAAAACCTATTAAAGTCCCACAAAAAACTACTAATCAATTAGTATACAAACTGTCTGTGCCTGCTGGCCGTGAAACCGTGCGTTATCCGTCATTGGATACAGGCATTGGTCAAGCCACAAAAGCTGCACCTAAGGTTTATACTGGCACAAAAGTGATGGGAATCGCAACTATGCACAAATCAAACGCTGTTCCTGTGTTTAACAGCGAGGAAGCTGTAGAAATTTCAAAAATGAGGCGCTAAAATGAACAAGAAAATGAGTTTTGTTGTAAAATTACAACGTCCTGTGTGTCGAACACCAATCAAACCTGTTCAGGCACATAAAAATGTCGTAAAATACAATCGTAAAGATGAGAAAAAAGTGATTTTGTCGCAAATCACTGCTCTAGGAGATTAAAATGTCGCAAAATGCTGATGTAGTGGACGAAAAACCACAAGAAAATATGGAAAATGCTTGGGAAGCACTTTGGGAAGTCACAAAAAAGTGGGCCGTGATGACACAATTTGAGGCTGACCAAGATTGGTATAAAAAAATGAAGGAATATTATGAGTAAGACCTATATTGCTGACATTCTTGAAGCGAATGATGGCACAGGTGATGCAATCTTACAATTTCCTGACGAATTAATTGCTGAAACCGGTTGGAAAGAAGGCACCGTGTTGAATTTGAAAGTTGAAGAAACACCTACAGGCAACGTTCTAATCATTACTGAGAAAAAATAATGGAATTACTTGAATCAAAATCTCTATTGGCCAAATTGATGGCGACAGAAAATCTTGTTGTTGAACAACGTCCAGTTCAAACAGCATCATTTGATGTTAAAAATAGGATTTTAACTTTGCCAATTTTGGATAAAAATATCTCTAGTGCTCTTTATGACCTATTTACTGGTCACGAAGTTGGTCATGCTCTATACACTCCCATCGAAGGAATGTTGAAAGTTAGAGAATTGAAAATCAATAAAGATGTTGCCAATGTGGTTGAAGATTCCCGCATCGAACGAAAAATCAAATACAAATATCCTGGTCTAAAAAATTCTTTTGCCAAAGCATACAAAGAGCTTATGGAAAAAGATTTCTTTGGTGTCAAAGGAACCGATATCAATAAGATGAATTTTTTGGATCGTATTAACCTGCATTGCAAAGGTGGCGCAGCTCTACGTATTCAATTCAATGATGAAGAAGTGGTTTTACTCAATGAAGTAGAAACCACCGAAACCTATGATGATGTTATCGAGGTTTCCAAAAAAATCATCGATTATATGAAGAAACAAATTGAATTGGAAGAACAGAAAAAGGCCAAAGCAAAAGCTGAACATAGTGATGAACAAGATGAAGAAGATTATGAAGAAGTCGAATTCGATGATGATGGTGAACCGTTAGAACAAAAGGAAGAACAGTCAGCTAGCGGTGATAGTGGCGAAGATGAGGATAAGGAAGATTCTGATAAAGAAACTGAAAAAGGTCAAAAAGCATCCGACCAAGATGGTAAGGATGAACTAGATAAAAAACTTGATGAGCAAATTCGTTCACACACAGATGAAGCATTCAAGAAAAATGAACAACAGTTGTTTGATACAAGTATTTCAAATATCATTTACACAAACATTCCAAATCTAGATTATAAACAAGTCAACGACTTCAAGGTAATCTGGAAAAGATATAAGGAAGAAAATTTTTCCATTTCAACACCAGAATTTATAAAAATTCGAAATGAAAGCAACAAAGTAGTTTCCTATCTTGTCAAAGAATTTGAACTACGTAAGAATGCCGACCAACTAAAACGTGCAACAGTTGCCAAAACTGGTGATTTGAATATGTCTAAAATTTATTCATATAAATTCAATGAAGATATTTTCAAAAAGGTTTCGGTTGTTCCTGGTGGCAAGTCACATGGATTGGTTATGTTTTTGGACTGGTCAGGTTCAATGTGTGACCATATTGGTAATACAGTAAAACAATTAATCAACTTGGTATTGTTTTGTAAGAAACAAAACATTCCTTATGAAGTGTATGCTTTTGTTGAAGATACTGACACCAAAATGTCTGTGGCACGAGCTGCACCAAAAGGAAATGACCTATACACAAAGCCTTATGCTGCAATGAACTTGTTGTCATCACGTATGAACAGTTCAGAATTCACATATGCGTGTTCAGCACTGGTTCACATGTCTGGTTTGGGTTCAACAACTAGATTGTATTTGCCTTATTGGATGCATATGCAAGGCACACCCTTGAATGAAGCCATCATTCACGCCATGTCAATTGTTCCAGAATTTCAGAAACAAAACAAGTTACAAATTGTAAACACAATTTTCCTGACCGATGGTGAAGGACATACATTGAATCGTTACTACGATCCATTGAATATGTCGGGGTCTCATTATGGTTCTTACTACAGCGATTACACAACACACATCAAGTGTGACCGTTTAGTTATCCGTGATACCGTCACCAAACATGAAGAAAGAATTGATTTGCGTGAACGTGACTCACAAACAAATGCTTTGATTCGTTTGTTAAAAGCTAGAACCAAATCAAACGTTGTTGGTTTCTATGTGATTAATGGTAGAGATTTCAACCGTAAGGTCTATCAATGGTTTCCAAAACAATTTAACCACGAAGAAATGAAAGAAAATTTCCGAAAAAATCAATTCACCATCTTGGAGAACACAGGATATGATGAGTATTATATCTTGCGGTCAAATAGCCTAGATACCGATGATGATTCGTCTTTTGAGGTTAAAGAAAATGCAACCTTTAGAGGTATTGCATCCGCATTTACCAAATACAATAGTGGTAAACACAACAGTCGAGTTATCTTGAATCGTTTTATTGGATTAATTGCATAAGGAGTTATTATGTCGGAGATTTATTCAGAATACTATGGAACTGGCAGAAAAGCCAGTGTGACCAGATTGAGAAGAAGTTTGGATCCAAAGTTTGATGTTTGGGAAGTTACCTTATATGTTGGTGATAAAGTCATTCAGAGAACTTCATGCCACCACGAAGAAGAAGCCGAAAACTTGGCAGAATCTTTTGTTCAAGGTGGTGATGGCACTCAAATTTTGTTGAATGAGGTCATCAATAATGGATAAGGTAAGTAAGGAGATTTTCTGTATTACACAGGAAGAATGTGCTGAGGTAACGCAGGCAATCTCCAAGATTTTTCGTTTTGGTTTTGATTCTGTTCACCCCGTTACAAACAAAAGCAATATGCAAAGCTTGGAGGAAGAAGTTGGTGACCTTTTAGCAATGATTGATATCATGGTTGAAAGATGCATTGTTTCCGATGACAAGATTAACGAGGCTCGAAAAGCCAAAAAAGAGAAATTAAAGATTTGGTCAAACATCTACAAAGAGGCATAAGATGGAATACGATTTTAATAAATTTGAAGAACTGGTTGTCAAACTACTTGAGAATCGACAATGGGATGATGAACTAGATTATGGTGAGGACATTTCACCTATTTCAGAAATCAAAATCGCATTTGATGGTTTTGGAGACCTAGAGACCGAAGATGAGAACGGTGAGTATCAGTATATTGAACATGGTAACACCGATAATGAATCGTATGCAATCTATATTCATAAGAATTCAGGAAGAAAAGGTTTTGTCTTTCCAGAACATGAAGTGGCATCTTTCACTTTTGGTAACATGGTGATTCACCGACCAAAAGAAGAAGTTTGTTTATATGCTTGGCATTCCAAAAGTGAGGTTGATGGCAACTGGTATTGGGATGTGATTCCGCTGGAAGACCGATTAGACCAAGATAGTGGTATGAATGAAGAAGAAGTCATGCAGATTTTGGAAGTTCTTGTGAACAGGTATTTTGCAGAATGACCGATGAGCAGGCTTTGGCCATTTATAATCGATTGGTCGAAAAGTATGGTGATGACTTACCCAACTTTGAACATCAACCTAAAGTTTTTGCGTATTATGTAAGGTTAATGAAATATTATGAACCAGAGATATTCAGAACAGTATGACGCTTATTATGATGAGCAGACCAATGAGTGGTTAGAGGATATCTGTGATGATCCAGAGTGCGACCTTTGTGTTGGCCGTCATGGTCGACCAGAGAAACCAATGAGAGAGATTTTTGTCTTTGGTTCGAACCTGGCTGGCCGTCACGGTGCTGGCGCAGCCAAGTTTGCAGTAGAAAACCATAAAGCGATTTATGGTATTGGTGTTGGTCTACAAGGAGACTCTTATGGTATTCCTACCAAAGACCAGAACATCAAAACATTACCGTTAGAAACCATCCAGCTATATGTGGACCAGTTTATAGATTTTGCTAGACTTACACCAGACTTACTGTTTAATGTGACAGCGATTGGTTGTGGTCTTGCTGGTTATAATCCTTCTCAGATAGCACCGATGTTTTCCAGCGCTTCCGGACTTTCCAATGTCCGACTACCAGAGGAATTTAAAAAGGTATTAACACAATGAACGCTTTTTTCGAATGGATGTTTATCTTCCTCTGTTTCTTTCTATTTTGGGGCGAACCCGATGTTTGGGACAAAGCACACGATTATGTGATGCATAACTTAGAGGTCAATAAACCATGCGAAAAACAATACTCACCTTAGCACTCCTGCTAACCACCACAACGTTTGCACAGCAACCGGACGAAATCATTGACTTGGTCAAACCATTAAAATGTTCCCGAGCAGAATCTGTGATGAACTTCTTTGCAGAGAAATTCAAAGAGAAGCCATTGTGGGTTGGCAAAACATCTACTGGCACACATATTGTGTTAATGGTAAACAAAGAAACCAAAACATGGACACTCATAGAATATGACAGTAGGCTTGCGTGTGTAATTGGTGCTGGCGAAACCAGTAGTAGCACAGACGGTATGTCCATTTAAGAGAGAGAGTATTATATTATGATTAATAGAGTATCACTACACCAAGAAGATTTGGTGGCAATCAAAGAATTTTGTGAAAAGTATCCAGATTCTGAATATCTGACTATCGAAGTAGACAGTTCTTCTGGTATTGGTTCAATTGTCACTGTTTCTTTACCGACTGTGGTCAACGGTGACCTTGTTACTATTGTGAAAACCATCGTGGACGAGAGTAGCTGGTGAGTAAGACCTTTGTTATTGCTGGTAACCACGACCACGCTAGAATATGGATTAAAGAAGATGTGGATAAGAGATATCGTGCCGGAGAAACCTCTATCACCTTGTCTGACTACATTTATGTGTCTGGACCAGAACAACTCAGAGGTTACTCCGATCCACATGGTGTCTTTATTGGTAACTGGTATGAAAGAAAAGATATCCGTGAGATACTTACAATACTTCACATGAGTGGTAATAAAGTAAACACACAGATATTGAAAGCACTACAAGTATATGGAGAATATGTAAATGAAAACAAGTGATGTGAATAGATTAATTGCAAACCTTGAAGATAGTCTGAAGGACAAAATTCAAGCAGGTGCAGAGATTCATTCTGGTGACGGCGGTTACTCCATCGGAACCAGAGAGGCTTATGAAGAATTCGTTAAGAAAAGAAACTACGAAATTCCAGTAAGCCGTTCCACCTCCGAAAAAAAATTTCCAAATAAATGATGGATCCAGTAAGACATTGTGACCTGTATAAGGACGAAGGCTGTGCTCACGTAGACGGCTTTCTATGTGACTTTGAGACTTGTTCTATGAGGTTGGAATACATCGGGGCTCCAGAAAAAAATTTCGAATCCTCTGAGGAGGCCCCAGAAAATAAAAAATTGGAAAAAAGAGTTTGACCTGGTGGAGCTTTTTTAG